AGCGCCTGATGCAGATCGATCTTTCCCTGCAGCAGTGTGTACATGCGCCGCTCGACGGGGCTGCCCTGCAGGTGCGTAACGGTTACGCAGTTCTTCTGCCCGGCGCGGTGGGCGCGGGCGTTGGCTTGGATGTAGATTTCCGTGGATGATACCGGCCCCCACCACACAACTTGGTTGGCCCGAGTTAGGGTAATCCCGTGGGCTGTAGCCTGCGGCACCATCACGAGGATGCGCGGGTCGTCTTCCGTTTGAAAGCCCTTGATGATGTCAGCGCGCTTGTTCGCGGCCACGCCGCCGTGGATGGATGCCGTGGTGTACCCGGCCTTGGCAATGCGGTCCTCCACCATCTCCAGTGTGTGCCGGTACGGCACGAACACGAGCACCTTCTCGTTGGTCCCAGCGATCACATCGAGCAGTTCGTTGACCCGGTTGTCTACGTCGAACTCAACCACGTCTCTGTCGTCGGTGTACACAGCGCCTTGCGAAATCTGCAGGAGCTTGTTGAGCATGGACGCGGCGTTGACGGCCGTGACTTCAGCACCAGCAGCGATGACCGCCATTTGCTTGCGTATTGCGTCATAGTACTTGGTCTGCTGCGGTGTCAGCGGCACCTCGCGGGTCGAGTACAGCATGTCGGGCAGGTCGAGACACTCTGCTTTGGTGAACCGTATGGCGGGCTGCAGGACTTGGTGCACGATGGGCTGGGCGTCTTGGCGCGGCACCCACCGATACTGCGACATCTTAATCATCACGCGGTCACGGAACGCGCCGAAGAAGCGCGGCACTGCGTCGGGGTTCACCAGCTTGGCCAACCCATAGGCGTCGAGTGGGGACTGCGATGCCGGGGTGCCCGTCATCATCCACAGGCGTGTGCTTGGAGTGATCAGCGAGGCGAGGCACTTCCACCGGTCAGTCTGCACGTTCTTGATGGCGTTGGCCTCGTCCACAATGACCAGATCGAACCCGCCCTTGGCCAGCTCGTCGGCAACGACCTTCACGCCGTCGAAGTTGATGATCACGAACTCGTAGTCACCCGCGATGATGCTTTGGCGTTGCGTGCGAGTGCCCTGCGCAATGGCAGCAGTGCGGTGCATCAACGTCTTGAACAGGTCCGAGCGCCACGCAGTCTCCATGATGGACACGGGGCACACGATCAGCACGCGCTTGACCTTGCCTTGCGTCATGAGGTAGTCGGCAGCCCACGCAGCGGCGCTTGTCTTGCCGGTCCCGGCCTCGTTGAACACGAAGCATCGGGTGTGCAGGGTGAGGAACTCCGCAGTGTTGCGCTGGTGGTCGAACGGGGTGTACATGCCGGGCCACGCGTACCGCCCGAGGATGGGGCTGGGGACATCTTTGATGCCCATGTTGCGCAGCAGTTGCACCTCGTCAAAGCCCCAATTGACCAGCAGCTGATCGACGTCGCCGTTGGTGGCCACGACTTTGCTCTTGGGGATGATGGCAGTGATCTGCCCTGCTTTGCGCGTGTTGAACAGCAGCGCTTTGTCTTGAATGATCTGCATGATTTGTGTGAATGAAAAGTGAATAGACGGCAAAAGAAGCCGGGTAGTTGCCTACCCGGCTAATCCTCAACTGGAGAAACCCATGAACGTCGATTGCTCGACGCCTAAATCCTACATTACTTTTTGCGCTCGCGCTTGGAAATTTCGGACTTCATGGAGCCGTCCTTCTTGCGCGCGAAGCTGGTGTTCTTTGTCTCGTGCATGGCTGCCAGATTGGAGGCATGGTTTGTGCCGCCCTTGGACATGGCCTTCTTGTGGTGCACATCCACGGTGTCCGGCAGGGTGCCGTTGGCCTTCTCATAAGCCCTGCGGGCCTTGTGGCGCTCAGACTGTGCCTTGAGCTGCTTGGGTGTGCCCTGATAGTTTTTGTACTCAGCGGCGTAGTCGCGTTTTTTCTCAGCCATGATGGTGCTCGCATGAAGAGACGGGGCAGAATTTGCAAAGGGCCGAACTGCGGGGATTCCACACCCCCACCTCAACAGCCCTCTCGATGGCCCCGGCTCTGCCTGCCCACTTTGACAGAATCTCGGGGAGTTGCGCACGAGTGTACTCAGCTTTGATGATGTCGCCAACCACTACGAACAGCAACGCGCCTTTGACCGTCATCACCGTGGGGTGGTGCAGCATGACCATAGCGGCCATGAGTTCGAGCTGTGCGGTGTCTGCGTAGCGGCTGGACTTGCCGGTCTTGTAGTCGGCTACTCGTGCGGTCTTGCCGGATGTGCTGATGGCGAGATAGTCCGGTATGCCCCGGAACCATACGTCTTTGTCAAAAAAGCCACACGGGCTAAAGTCAACTCGGATCGCCATACGGTCCTCGCAGCGGATTTCTCCGTCAACGGCGGCAAGAGGCTCGACAAATGGGTGGAACTGTGCGAACTGTTCGGGTAGTGGGGTGCCGTCTTTGATGTAGTCTTCAAAGGCTTTGTGTACTGCGGTGCCATAAAGGGTTGCTTGCGTGTCTTGCGACTTGAATTTTTTAAGGATACGGACTTCGTGATAACGACGGGCGCAGCCCTCGTAGTCTTTGACGGACGAATAGGAATGTGCAAGTGCCATAGAAGTGAACCGGAGGTTTGTTTGAACCCCCAGTTTACCAGTCCTTGGCCAACACTGTAAGCCAATCTTGGACGGGTTCCAGCTCCATGTACTCGTGCGGTTTTAAGCCGCCGTATCGGGCGGTCCATTGGCAGTTCCGGTCAAATTTCTGCGCAAGTTCCCGCGCACGGGCCGCGCTTACGCCCATTTGCAGACCGATAGCGGCGTATGTCATTCCTTGCAATCGCAAGAACCCGGCTTGCATGAACCGCACATGGGCACGATCTTTTATTTCCTTAGCAGTCGCCATAACTCGCTCCCACACCAGATTCACACGACAGGGGCAAGCCCACCGCCCACTTGGGATTCCAGCTCATGCACTCCTCCAGATAGGCTTGGGCCTCGTCGGCTTCTTCCTTCTTGGCAACGATGGCCACAGCGTCATGCACCGTCAGCACGACCTTGTACCGCTTGGACACCCGCAGCATCTGCTCGGCCACGATCTGGCGGGCCACAGCCTGACAGATGTTCTCCACGACCTTCCCGCCGTAGATGCGTACCGGCAGCCCCTTGGAGGTGTAGACCATCTCAAACTTGCCGGTGTCGGGGTTGGGCACCTCGCGCAAGCCGGGGTACTGGATGTGCAGCCCGTTGGGCAATGTCAAACCCTTGCCGGGCACTGCGCGGATCAACCCCACAGCGTCAAGCTGCATGGTCTGACCAGTCAGCAGCGCCTTGAGCGCGTCACCAGCGGAGCGCCAGAACTGAGCAATGCAGAACGCGCTGCTGCGGTAGGTATCGATGATGCGCTTGGCCTCCTCCAGCGGGACCTCGACCCCAGCTTGGGTCTTGAGGAACATCTGCAGCTTGACGTGGCCGACGCCATAGCCTGCACCCAATACCACGGTCTTGCCAACTTGGCGCTGGGTCTTGGTCACGTCCTCCATGCGGATGCCGTAAATCTGTGTGGCCATGAGCTTGTACACATCGTGCTTGTCGCGGAACGCCTGCACCAGATTTTCCTGCCCGGCCAGCCACGCCAGCACTCGCGCTTCGATCTGCGCAGAGTCGCAATCGATCACCACGTAGCCCTTGGGGGCCCTGATGGCTTTCTTGATCTTGCCAGCGTTCGCGCCGCGCGACGGCAGGTTCTGCAGGTTTACAGAATCTTGGCCAGACCAACGACCAGAATGAGCACCGTAGTAACGCAGAGGAACCGGAAACTTGCCGCGACGAGCCATCCCAATAAAACGCTCCGTACGAGTTTCCTCCAGTGTGGTTTTATTCCCGAGTCGGGCAGCCACCAACGCTTGTACTCGCTCATCTTCATGCTCCTGCAGCGCCTTGAACGCTTCGTCTGTTTTGGCAAATGCCCATGCCGCCTTTTTGGTGGCGGGGCTGATCTTGGTGGGGGGCTCGATGCCCAGTGACCGCAGGGCCAGCGCGAACTTGTCGTTGGACATGAGCAGCGTTTTGAGGCCTGCGGTGCCCTCGGTGTAGATGGCGTGCACATACTCGGGGTCTGCGTCCTTGAGCATGTAGTCCCGCACGGATTCGAGGAGTGTTACCTTGCTCTCCTTGACCGACTCCAGATGCTCCGCCAGTTGCACTGCGTCCAGCTCCAGCACGGGGTCGATGAACATGCGCAGCGTCAGGTCAATCAGCTTGAGCTCCTGCTTGGGGAAGCCCATGCCCATGTACCGCATGAACAGGTCGTAGGTCAGCGCCACGTCGTTGCTGCAGTACGCGCCATACCGGGCCAGCTCAGTGCTGGTGAAGTCGGCGTAGCGTTTGCCCTTGGCGGCGTCCACCTCGTCGCCCTTGACCCCCACACCGGCGCGCTCGGCCTGCGCCTTGAGGCTGTGCGACTTCTCATGAGGGTACAGCGCACGGGACATGCCCATGATGTCCACCCACGCCATCGGGTTGACGCCGTAGTGCCACGCCAAGACCGCACCGTCAAACGCGGTGTTCTGCGCCACGACCATGGCATCGGACCAGTCGATGCTGGCCAGTACCGATGTCACGTAGGGCCGGGGCACCCACTGCGTTGGGCCGTCGTTGACTTTGTAGGAGAACCCGATGGTCTCCCAGCGCGGGTCCCGCACGTACTCTTCCGTCGTGAGTTTGGAGAACCCGAAGTCCGCGCTGTAGTACGTCTCCAGATCGATCGTAATGAGCTTCATACAAAGTCCCCAAAGGGTTTTTTATTCATCGCGTACTCGTACTCGCGCCGCTTGAAATCTTCCTGCTTGTACCTCTCCATCTCGCGTTGGAACGACTCTTCAAAGGTTGGAGCCCACGCGGTGGCGGTGGCGGTGGCGGTGGTGGCGGTGTTGGCGTACTCGCGCCGCTTGGCCTCTTCCTGCTTGTACCTCGCAGTGGTAAGGCCCACTTCCTTGCGGGGCTGCGCTGGAGCGATTGCGCGCAGCACGGACTCCATAAGCCACGGTTCAAACAAATACGTCTCTGCTGCAGTCATGATGGCCTGTGCGTCCCGGCGGGACATCTGGTATGCGGCTGATGCCGTGCTGGGCTGGGTCAAAGTGCGCTGCGCAGCCTCCAGCACATCCCGCAAGCGGGCGTCGTACCCACGGAAGTCTTCAGGGTTGCTCTGCATCCGTGTGATCACCAGCAGGGCTCCGTCCGAGCAGCCCGGGTTGGTCTGGGGTCCAGTTGAGGTTTTTCTTTTTGGCATATCGTTCACGCCTCTTTAGGTTTGCGTTTAGTTGGCGCTCTTGCTCCGGCGTCAGCTTCGGTGAGTGGCTTTGCAAAAAGCTTGTAATTGGATCGGGCGTGGGTCGGGTCATCGAGCATCACCTCCAGCACACTCAGGTTGGTTTCGTTGATGACGAACGCAAGGCCCCCCGCATCGTCAATTCTTTTAAGGTTAAGAGTTTGCAGGTCGGTTGGCTTGTTCTTGCCAGCCTTGGCCTCGATCGCAACGAACCGCCCGTGGAGGCACGCAAGGATGTCCGGCGTGCCGTTGTTGGCGGAGATGCCGCCGATGTAGTTGACGGCGTACGCCCCGCGCTCCTTAAGGATCGCATGGATTTTTTTCTTTACAAGGCTTTCAGGCGTTGCCATGGCGGGTCTCCAATTCGATCAGCAGCTCAATGTAGTGCTTGGCTTTTTCCAAGTCTTTGATGCCGTTCTTGCTGCGCCAGCGGGACACGTATTTGATCACGTTGCCCTCGAAGTAGCCAATCTTGTTGGCATGGATGTACTCAACAGGCTGGATAGCCAGCGTTTTGTAGTGGTCGCCAGCAACTTGCACGTCAAGCGCACTAGCCTGCAGGTCGGGGAACATTTCAATTTGGCTCATGGTTTTCTTTCAGGGTGGGGATGGTGCCATAGACGACGCGGAAGGGCCACGTCGAATCATATTTTGGCAGTGAGGTCTTTGAACTTTCCTGAGCGGCCGTAGGGGATGCGCGCAGCGTTGAGTTTGGTGGTGGTGTGGAAGTCGCCATGGGAGTTCAAGTCTTTCGCTCGTGCGTTGAGGGGTGGCTTTTTGGGCGCGGTGGACGGCGCGTCTGTGCGCCAGTTAAACACATTGGTGGTGGACTTCGGAGTGCCGTCGGGCCACTTGGGTGGGTAGTTTTGCATATCACCTTTCAGAACAAAACAGTTGCGGGTAGGATCGAATTGAACGAGGTCAAGAACCTGCATGGGGGCGCTCCACTATGGGCCGCATCTTCTTCAAGCGCAAGCTCTCCATGACATCGGCCATGGCGGTCTCAAGCTGCTTGACGGTCACGGTCTCAAGCTGCGCATCATGAACCTCAATGAGCAGGTTCAAAGCCACAAGCTCAGGGCCTTTGGCGACAAACCGGAAGCTGTTGGCCACACCCCGGCGGGCCAGTGCAAGGATGGCATCTTGCCCAGCGCGTATCTCCGGCTTCCAGTCCTCACCTATGCCTCGATTGGCCAGCGCTTCGGTGATGTTCGCAGCGTCAATGAGCGCGTCAATGTCAAATCGCGCGGCCACGCCAAGGCGCAGGTTGTTCATGGCATCGTGGTTGCGGATTTTGAGCGTGGTGCCTGCGCTGATCTCGTCAACTTTTTTCAGGCCCGCACGCACCCACGTCATGGTGTCCGGGATGATCTGCCGGGGTTTGTACTTGCTACGCTTTCTCACGGCTTCTCCTTCAAAACAATTTTCTCCAACTTCTCCACAGAAAGACACAGGTCTTCGTGCAGGTAGTCGGGCAGTTGGGTCTTGGTGCTGAACGCCCAGCTCTCCATCGCGGACAGCAGCTTGATCAGTTTGAGTGCGTCTTCTTTGGTCATGTGTTCTTCTCCTCGTCCATCGGCCACAGGTAGTTGGCATTACGCAGGATGTCATCAGCCAACTTACGTGCCTCATGCTCGGGCATGCGAATAACCACAACATTGCCAGTCACTATTACTACGCAAGGCGCACAGCCTTTTTCAGTCGCCGCGCCCACGGCAAGGTAGTTCTCTGCAAGTTTCATAAACAGCTCCTCATTGCTAATGGCGTAAATTCTTTCTTTGGAATCCATCCTTTGTTGCCGTCCTCCAGTTCGACCATGAACTGATCGCCATCTTCCTCAAGAATGCGGCAACGCCAAAAGCAATCTTGCGTAGCAGGGTTTCGGCCACCACAAAAAAATCCTGTGTATCCGACTGGATTCAATGCAAACCCGCTGTTTTGTTTTGCTTCGTCTTTGGTCATGGGTTCTCCTTGATAGCGTAGTCGTGAAATATCGCACCCCTACCGGCGTCACCCACCTTGCAGGACTTGACCCAAACATTTTTCCCGCTTGCAAGCCTCCGAAAATGACCACGGCGGTCATGCAAGCGAGGGGATGCGTGTGTGCCCCCCTTGCCCTCTGATCGAGGCTTGGCTGGCTCAATCCAGACCGTTGTCCAGTCGTAGGTTGGCAATTTCCCTTGCTGAATCTTGCGGCGGTTGGTGAACGTGTCGCGCACTGATGGGATGTATGCCTCCATACGACGATCCATTCCGCTATACCAAGCTCCAAGCTGCGCCAGCATTAATTCAGCAAGTTCTTTGTCTACCGGCTCATCTTCGTTTACAGAACCATAACGAATCTCGTCACCTTCAATGAAGTAAAACATTGCAGGAATAGGGCGCAAGCGTGTTCCAGAGGGGCCTTTCCACATGGACACAGAAATACCCTCATCTGGGTCTTCTCCCGCCACCAGCATCAAAACCTCGTAGCTTGGGTGGTGACTTGTCTTTCCCTGCCACGCAACAAAACATTTGCCGAAAGGCGGTCTATGCGTCATCACCGGATCAAGATTGGCTTTTTGCTTATCCCCAACTGCACCAGTCATGTCAAACCATTTCATGTCAACAATATCGACTCCAGCGTCAGCCATCAGCTTCATGGACGAACGAACAAGTTGTGTGGTCATAAACAACTCCTCAATGTCAACAGGCCCAGCATCAACACGATGAAGGCCACCACGACCCACACCAACTGCCCGTCAGCCGGGGTTGGCTTGTCTTCGTCTTCGTCTTCGTTCATGCTTCCCTCGCTTTCAGCATCAGAACTTCTCCCAATACCAATTCGGTTTCTACCGCCTCGGCTCCAAGCGCGTCAATGCGATGCTGCTTGTATCCCTTGTAACGGACTTGCGCATCTTGGTGCGCCTCCAAAGCGTTGTCGTGCGCTATGCGCAAAACCTCGATCAGTCGGTCTCGCAGTTCGGGTGGTATGGTCATCTCAACCCCCGAAGATTTTGCGCAGCTCGTCGTACATCGCACGGGCTTGCTTGATGCTCAGGTTGTTGAGCAGGGTCTCGGCATCCCACGCAGCGTTGATCTGCGGCGCTGCAGGTTTGGCTTCTGGCTCTGCCACCACGGCGACCTTGGCGACCTTGGCGGGGCGCGTCTTGGGGTCTTTGCGCGGCGCGTATGTCGGCTGCGCTGTGAACAGGCTTTCGTCTTTGATACGCAGGTTGCCCTTGCGCAGCAGTTGCGTGACGATTGACGATGTGGAGTTTGTCAGGAATCCCTGCGCGGTCAACCGGGCTATCAATGCGCGGCGGTCAATGCCGGGGTTTGCAGCAATCGTATCGAACACGACTCGTGTGACGTTGTTGGTTATGGCCCCGTGCGGGCGTGGCTCAGTTTGCGTCATAGTAGTGGTGTCCCATGCGTTGATTACTTTGGCCATTTCAGATTTGAGATCGGGCATTTTCTTTTAACCTTAAAACAATTTGAGTTGGCGGTCGTCTTCGACCTGTGTGGGGTTGTCGATTTCTTTGATGTCGCGCAAGCGCATCTCCAGCCGTTCGGCAAGGGCTTTGATAAGCCCTGCTTGGCCGTCAGCTACTCGCAGTAGTTCTTCATCGGTCAGGTTTTCATAAATCATGTCAGCTCCAGAAAGGTTATGAGGTTGTTGCCGAGGTCGGTGGTGAACCAGACGATGGCGTCGGGCGGGGGTTGGGAGACACGCTTGAGGTGGCCCCCAACAAGGGCGGTATTGAGGATGCGCTCAAGCCATTCAGGCCGACTGTCCACATAGCCGCGCCATGAGGTCTCAACACCTTCGTGCCAGCACTTGAGCATGTACTCGTCGTACCGTTCTTCGTATCTGTATTCGCGTTCATTGGGTGTTGTCATGTGTGGGTATCGTTTGTTGCTGTATTGGCGTGCGGCATCTTCATCCCTCCAGTCCGGCATCATCACTCCCCATCCCCCAGTCGAAGGCATCAAGGATTTCATCGACTCGCTGCTTGGTTTGGACTCGTGTGCTGTGCTCATCTCTCAATTCCTTTGGTGTTACACCGGACAATACGCCCTCAACCTTACGGCGCGCTGACTCAAGCTGCGGGTCTTTGGTCACGTTCATGACGGTGAGCAGGTCACACAGCTCCAGCGCGCCGGTGACCATGGTGTCGTGGAACTTGCGCTTGGTGCCGTCCTCCTCGATCACCAGCCGGTCAGACAGGCGCAGCAGGGCCTCATGCAAGCGGCTCCACGAGTCTTGGTTAGCCTGTGCCAGCTTGGCCTCCATGCGGCGCTCGTACTGCTCGACCAGATCACGCTGCACTGAGCTCTCCACGTCAAGGCGGAAGTCACCCGAGGTAGGCAGTGGCGTGAAGCTAGACTCCATGCGAAAGCGCAGCGCCACCTGAGCGCGGGACAGGTACTCTTTGCGGTCGAACAGCGTGCCGAGCTGGAACGCAGCAGCCGCCACCAGCGTGTCGTACTTGTCAAGGAACGCATCAACCAGTCGATCGAACTCGTTGCGGTATCGGCCCATGGTCTGCTGGTACTCCAGCAGTGAGGCAGTGGGCAGCAGCCGTGCGCCTTGGTCGTTCCACGGCAGTGTCAGGCGGTAGTGCTCAGCACGGGCGCGGGCTTGGAACTTGGTCAGTGCGTCCAGCTCTTTGCACTCAGCGAACAGGTTCTTGTAGACGGACGCAGCCTTCTTCGAGCCGGAGCCCTTGGCCGTGGTGACCTCGCCTTGCGTGGTCTTGTCCTGCTTGCGGCCGGAGTACACAGAGATGTGCAGGTCCACCATCATGGCGGAGCGAGCGACACCGGCTACGGTGTTGGGTTGGGTATCAGTGATGTAGTTCATTTCTTTTAACCTTAAAAGTTTTGTCAAGCGGAGGTCAATTTCATGGAGAGCTTGACGGCCTCCACGTAGTCATCTGGCATGACGTTTACCTGCAGCCAGTCGTGCAGCAGCTTGCGCTCGATCACCGGAACGTAGTTGTTGCCGGACCCTTGGGACCCAGCCCCGCTGCCCACGTATTTCTCATTGATCTGGTCGGCGTCTTGCACTGCCGTTACCAGCAGCTCCAGTTGGGCCTCAGTCAAAACAACATTTCTGCCGCACATGGAAATTTGGTATTTCATGCTTCACACTCCTCTTCAATTTCAAAAGTTACGTCGTTGCATTCGCACGACTCGATAAACGATTGCTCGCTATTCAGGTGCTCGTACTCGGCACGCAGGTCGCGGTAGAGTTGTCGGGATATGTCGTCCACGTAGTCCTGCAGTGCTTTCTCAAGCCCTGCGCTGGCGTACTGGTCCTCGATCAACTCGTCCCACGCCTCTGACTCCAGCCCTGCAAAGATGCCAGCGGCATACGTGTTGCCCACACAACTACCATCCAGATTGACACGCGCACTAGATCGGTTGTATGCCGTGACGCTGGCGTGCTCGCCGTAGTCCTCCATCGCCAGTCGCAAGGCCGGGTACTTCTCGGCGTAGGTCGGCGTGTCCTCGGTGTCGGGCCCGTCCTTGGTCACATCCATCCACATGGCCACGTTGATCGAGCCCTCGAACGTGGCGTAGTCGCCTTGGCTGTACGACAGGCTGAACTGGAGCGTGCGAACGCTTACACCCGCAGGTTCCAGCTTCTCTTTCAGGTGGTCCTGCGCGTACTCCCACCAGTCGTAGTCGAGGTTGTACTCAGTCCATTTTGAATACTCCTTTTGGAATCTTTTGGGGTCCTGCTCTGAGAGCTCTTGTGCGGTAATTGTTGGCATCAGGAAAGTTCTCCATGTTGTTGATTGCTGTGATGGTGGCAACGGCTTTGGCTGCGTCGAAAGACTCGACGACAAGTGGGTCGATGCGGGAGTACACCCCTAGCACAATCACGTTCCACCCTTCGTACGATTGCAGTCTTGCAATGGTCATGTCGTGTCGCTTGTGCACGAGGAGCCACGTATCGAACCCTTTTTCGACCCACTCGAAGTCGTCGATGGTCACGGGGCGGCTCCGTTGGCTGTTAAGACCAACACGGTACTGATCGCATCAATCAACGCCTCGCCGGGCTGCACGATGTACACGGTCTGCTCGAACAAGTCGGGACCGTTCGGGTTGTACCGCTGACGTGTGAACACGATGTATGTCCCGTTCATCGCTTCGTGCAGCACGAAAGTGCGCGTGGCCGTGTGGTGTCGCTCGTGATGAGGCGTGGGGGCGGCGTTGAGCATGAGCGTGTCGCGGGTATCGTTCATGCCGAGCCAGCTGCGGATTAGATTTTTGATGGTCATACGTTGCAATCGATTTCGCTACGAACCTGCAGGTGGCATTCGCAGTTGTCACCCGAGTTGCGTAGCTCTATGTCATTAGACTCCTCGCCAATACGGATGAACTCTGTGCAGTACCCCTCAATGCCATCCGCGTCATCGCCACTGAACACGGCCAGCATCTTCTCGAACCTCTGCACATCCGAAAAGCTCGGATACCACTTCACATCATCGAACTTGAACTTCAGCACATGGGACTCGTCGATCCACGTCATGCAGCTTTCGAAGTACTTGTCCGCTACCACATCCTTGAACGTCGTAGCCAGCAGCACTTTGAGCTGCTCGTACTTGGGTGCCGCATCGGCGGCGGTTTCGGTATCGGGGTAGATCAACACTACCAAATCACTTCTGTATCCCATCACGGTCTCCAAATAAGTATGTCCATTAACAGCACGCCTACACAGCAGACGTACACGATGATTTCAACCACATCGATCCATGATCGGCGGCTGGTTGGTATGGGTTCGGCAGGGCCTTTGTATTTCATACTTTTAACCTTAAAAGTTTATTGCCTTGGCGGCAAGGATGCGCCCCGCTGCTTTCGCAGCGCGCAGGGATTTGATGTTGGTGACCCACTCCCAAACTCCGAAGATTTTGTTGCAGTTCTTGTTTACTTTCCACACCCGCAACTCCCACTCGGTGTCGTCGTTGCTACGTCGTATGAGGGCCCAATTCCAACCCAGCGTGGAGTCCATGAGTATCCATGAACTTGGGGCCCACGGCGATGTCCGGGACCAGCGTTTTGCAAGCTCTTTCATACTTCCACCTCACATGTCTTTGCTGAGGGCTACGCCAGCCAGCAGTCGGCCGACTGCCTTGGCTTCTTTGAATGTGGGGAAGTCCAGCACAAACTCCCACTCCCCTTCAGTGTGGTTCCATATCTCCAATCGGAACGGCCCATCGAGCGACTTGGCTTCGATGCAGCCCCAGCACATCCCGTCTCCATTAATCTCCGGCAAAAATGACCGATACAGGGCTCGGCTCGTTACGCGCTTGAGCGCTTCCCACCGCTTGCTAAGGCGCTTCATACTTCCACCTTGATGGTCGTACCGAACGGCGCTTGCAAGTCAGACGTCACAGCCCACAGTGTGGGTACATCGGTGCGGCCCCAATCGCCAACGTATCCGTCGGTGAACTGCACAATGGCTTGAGGGTTGATGTTCTTGTCTCGCAGGTAGGTGAACAGGACTGAGCCGTCCGTGCCCCCACCGCCTTTGATCTTGAGGTCTTGCACAGCGAACTGGCCTTCATCAAACGTCTGGTGCCCTGCGACTTCGGTGTCCCAATAGATCACATGCACCTTGCTTGGCTTGACATCTTCGATGATGGTCTTAATCTCAGACACGAACCGCGTCATCTCGTTGCTGCCAAAGATCGAGCCCGATGTGTCGAAGCCGATCACCAGCTCCGTCATAGTTGTGCCCACCATCGAGGGCATGTAAATGTCCATGCCGAGATAGCGGCGGTTGGGCTTGCGCCATGAGGACTCGTCACGACCTGCACAGGTCTCAGTGATGAACTCGCGCAGCACTTTCTTCCAGTCGATCTTGGGGGCCATGAGGTCACCGAACATGCCGTCCGAATTACCCGCACCTTTGCCCGCCATTTTCTTGCGCATGATTTCGCCTTGGCGTATGGCGCGTTGAATCTCGTTGGCTTGCTCCTGCTCCTTGGCGGGGTCACCACTGGCGGGGTTGCCGTCCCAATCGTGCTCGTCGAGCCCATCACCCGCACCACCTTGACCGCCCTCGTCACCTTGGCCGTCTTCCCCCGCGCCTTGTTCTTGTTGTTGCTGCTGCTTCATGAGGTCGGCGTAGATCATCCGCACAGACCAGCCACGGTACTTAGGGTCGGGTTGAACGCCGAGCTTGGGCATCTTGATAAAGCCTTCACCGGCATCGGTGTCTTGCAGTATGAGGTTGACGAAGTGGTCGGCTGCGATGTTGGCCATGCGTGCGTTCTGCTCATGCAGCGCCTTCCATGTGGCCATGTGGCGATAGGCTTTGTGCGTTGCTTCGTGCAGCACAAGAAAGCGCAGCTCGGGGTCGGTGCTCATGTTCTCGGTGATGAACTCGGGGTTGTACCGCACATCCCAGCCGTTGGTGGCTGCAGTGGGCACGGACCCATCGACAATGACTTTGCCACAGGCAAGGACACCAGCATAGGCACAGAACTTTTTGTGGTTCATGATGCTGATGTGGGCCTTCTTGATGCGATCTTGGACGTTCATGGTGATTTCCTTGGGTTGAAGTTTTAAGGTTAAAAGTTGATGTGGAAAGGTTCGGTGCTGTCGAGCTTGTCGGCCAGCGCCTCGTGGGCTTTGACCCGCTCGGGTGTGCGCCGTGCGGATATCAGGTCAACAATCTGTGATTGCAGTGTTGGCTGATACAAGTTGAACGAGAAGTGCACGCCCTTGTGCGTCTCGAACTGGGTCAGTATGCTGGTGTACCGATCGTGGATGTACGAAGCCTGCTTGGTGGAAGCCATGTCGGCAAGCTCGATCATCCGCGCAGCATTGATGAACTCCGCGATCTGCGCTCGGTCATCTTTTGTCAGTTGCGGAACGGCGAGAATCCTGACCCCCCACTTGGTGTTGGATGCCACTGCTTCTACGTGAGCATCCTTTAACAATTGATGGGCCAGCATACGAGACTGGCTGGCATATCCATTTGTCAGAACACCAGTGCGAAGCATCTTCTGCGCGGCGGTCTTCACGCGCTTGGAAACCCGCGTTGGGTCGAGCGTTGCAGTCAGCTTCAAGCCGGGAAGGTGGCGTATCTTGCGCACCATGTCGAATGCGTTTTCACTCATAATTTTCTCCAGAAGTTTTAAGCTTAAAAGTTAACGACGTACCCACCACGGGGTGAGCGTGGTGATGGGTTTCTTGAGCAGTGCGCGCTGCACAAGCTCTGCGCTGTCGCCCGTCACAAAGTTGCGTCGTGGGGCTGTGTACTGCGACCCCATGCGACCGGGGTGCCAGTCCTTCTTGACCTTGACCATTCGCTGGCCGTTGCTGGTTGTTTCAATGATTAGCATCGGGAGTCTCCTCATAGTAGTAGGCGTTGTCCTTGTGCACGACACGGCCCTTTTTGTTGTAGATGCCCATCATCCAATTGGCGTACCGGTTGGCTCTGCGTTCTTCCTGCGCGGCAGCACCGCGCAGCACAGAGTTGCGCCACAGCAGCACAGCCACTGCGATCATCAGGATGTATTCGAGTTCAGAGAAGTTCATGTGATGCCCCTTTCTTTCATTACTTCACGCGCAATCTGCGCGTAGCTGGTGCGCCGTGCCAGTGTCTCTTTGATCAGCACGTTGCGCAGTTGTTTGTCGGTGCACCGCTCGCAGTAGCCCCGGAACTCCCGCTTGTCTTGTTTGGTCACTGGCATACGCGCCATCCTTTTGGTTTGTTGCGAAGGGGTCCGTCGAAGTTGAGCGTCTCGCGGAACCCGGTACGTGGGCAGTAACGCCACAAGGTATAGGTCATTTCATGGCCCTCAGTTTGAGCATGTAGGTGACTGTGTACAGCGCGGTGAGTTGGTCGAGCTGGTCCCCCGCAAGGGGGAACAAAAGCTCAAGGTTGCGCAAGGCCGTGTCGATCTCGCTGATCAGTTGGCTATCGGATTTCATGGGGATATCCTAAAAGTTTTATGAGGCCGATGCACTCGGCCTTGGTTAGGTTGGTTGCGATGGTGCGGAGCGGAGCGAAATCCGCTGGGCTCCTCCAGTAGATGACCCCAAGTGACCACCGCCACGGTGCCCACCATACCCGTTGAGGTACGGCGGCGTATATGTCATGCGACAAAGGGAACATGTACATGCCCCCCGAGCGTAGGGGTTTCAACTTTTAACCTTAAAAGTATTTGCCCAGCTTGGCAGCGTGTGTCGTGAACTTGCGGTTGCTACACGCCATGCCGACCTTGCCCTTGTTGGAGCACAGCGCGGTGATGAACAGGGCATGCGCCTCGAACGACTCAGCGGCCATGCGGTCTGCGTAGTCCATCACGGGGTCGATCGAGTCTTTGTCCACACGACCAGCAAGCATGAACGCAAGGATGAACAGCGCACCGGCACTGTCAGGCACCTTGGCCTTGGTGGGCTGCTTCACGATGGTCTCGAACAGCGGCAGTTGATCGGCCAGATTCACAAGGGCCTCCATGTCACGGGCTGCAGCTTCACCGACAGTACCCGCAAGGGCTGGCAGGAGAGCCGTGCCAAGCACGCTGCGCTGCTGGATAAGGTTCGATGCCTTGGCCAGCGAACGAGGCGAGCAGAAGGCCCGAATGTTGCCCGTCATGGGGTTGAAGATGTAGGGGTTCTTGTCCTTCTTGTCGAGGTCTGCATAGCAGTCGAACACCTGCGGATACTGCTTGGCGAAGGCCATGATCTCTGGGGCCACATGGTGGGTCGATGCCCACTCCAGCCACTCGTCGGCCGTGGGGTTGGCCACAGTCACGACAGTCATACGGTTAAACGCATGGGCAGGGATGTTGTCACCGACCCCATCCGTATCCAAATTCGTAGTCCCAAAAACGATAGACCCCGTAGGCAGCTCCACGTCACCGATGCGGTGTTCGAGGATGACAGGCAGCAGCATGTTGAGCACAGGGCGGGACGCTTTGCCCAGCTCGTCGAGCATGAGCACGACAGGGCGGTTCTGGTTACGGCCCACACCGAAGCGCACGTTGGGTGCGTAGCTGGTGGTCATGGTTTCTTTGTCGATGACTGGCATACCCAAGTCGCCAAGGTCGAGGTTGGCCACGTCGATGTAGCACACCTGATAGTCAGGCAACTCACGCTGCAGGGTCTGCAGGATGGAGGACTTACCGATGCCGGGCTGGCCGCGCAAGAGCAGAGTGTTGGAAGAACCCACGTTGCGGATCAGGGTGGCGGCTTGTTTCAAATTGACGTTCATGATGATTTCCTAGATTGAAGTGAGAGAGTTGAGAAAGTTGAGAAAGTTGAGAGAAGTTTTAAGGTTAAAACAATGAGCTTGCGCTCGGCTTACAAGACTGTCACGCCGGTGCCGACGATGACTGTCATGTTCTTGGTGCAGCGGGCAATGAGCGCCCGCCATGCAGATTTGTGGTCGTGGTGTAGCTGTACCGGGCGATACCCCTGCGAGAATTTGATGGAGGCTACGACGGCTGGCCACTGGTTGGTCAGGTGCTCACAGGTCATGGCGTCTCTGGTGCTGCGCACATAGGCTGCATCCTCAGCGGTGCTTGATTGAAACAGCAGAGGGAACACATCGGCAAAGCCCGACTCTTTGACTTCACGGCGGAACTCGGCAGTCTCATCGCTGTCCACGCGCTTGGCCATGAATTCTTCGGGCTCAGTGAGCAGCTCGCCCTCGGCGCTGAATTCCATCTTGTCATAGTAGCGGTACGTCTTGCCGTTCATACGGATGCCGGTGGTGCTTGTGCCCCACTTGCGCACGCTGCCGATGTGCCCGCGCCCAGCGAAACACAACGCGTCGTTCATACATGCGCGTGTTGTCGGTGAGTGATGCCAGCCGTTGGTGTGAAGCCTGATGCGCCCATCTTCATAGGCAGTGATCAGGTCAGCGTTGTGCATACGCACGATCATCTGGCCACCGTTGCCTTGGATGACACGGAAGTGAGACTTGCTGCGCCGTGCCGGGTCGGCAGGTGCGTCGCCTTTGAATTGGCCACGCTTGTACATCCAGCGGTCGAGGTGCAGTTTGAGTTTGGTGTGTGCGTTCATTTGCTTTCTCCTTCGGTTGGTTTGTCCATCTTCACTATTTCGCTGGCTGCAAGCACCATTGCTTGCGCCATGAGGTGCAGGTCTTGCATCTCTTTCTTGGCAGTCAGCAGTACGTTGACTGCGGCCTCTTTGCTCATGTCTGCCATGAGTAGGCCGAACGCCTCGGGGTTGCGCTTGAGTAGCTTGCGCACCGTAGCCAGTGCTTCGCGTTCTTCGTAGTTGAGCGTGATCTTGGTTGTCATACTTTTAACCTTAAATGTTTTTTGCGCCATAGGCGCAGCGAATGACAGGCACCGTGGGTTTGTCCACTGTGCCCACGATCTGCGTGATGAGGAATTCACGGGCGGGGTTTTTCTCGTACTGCTCGTTGAGTCGACCGATGATGGTGTCGTAGTCGGATGCATAGCAGTTGGCGTTGCCGTCGATCAGCAGAACAAAATCGGCGTGCTTTCTCATGTCAGTCCTCCTTTGGGGTTTAGCTGACGCAATAAACTTGGGTCGCTGATGTACGTGGGCGTGGACTTGTTGATCGGTATGCACATGCTGGCCTTTTGGCGGCGCTCAGTCTTGGCTTGCTTCTCACCACAGGTCAGGCATGTGCGATACCCGAGCGCGTAACGCTGCAGGGGTATGTCCTCGATGTAGCACGAGGGGCAGAGGGGTTCAGGGTTCATTTCTTTTAACCTTAAAAGTTATTCGTCGTAGACAATCCCACCGTTGGCCAGCAGGACTTTGAGGATGGACACGGCCTCGGCCAGTGTCTTGTGTGTGCTGATGACGATGGGGCAGTTATCGAAGAAGTCCACGCCGGGGTACTGCACGATGTGGTAGTCAGGCACGAACGGGTATCGATGCACGCTGTACAGCCAGTAGTTAACGTGATGGTCTTTGAGCACCCAGCGCGGCACCCACTGCACGTGATCGTCAAACACGCGCCGCCGAAGGTCACCCCAGTTCGCCTCGTCAATGTAGCCTCTAGCCATTTTGGTTCCTCCCTCGAAACCCGCCGATCACGGCCGCAGTTCCACACTCGCGCAGGGCTTGCAGGGCTGCTTCCATCGTGGGGAAAAAGTGTTCTTCGGGGTACGCTGTAGGGGACAGCCACGGCCGGCCATTTATGTTCTCGACATGGGACATCCAGTAACACTGGCAGTACCACCCCAGCTCGTTGCTCTGCACCCAGCCAAGCCCAAACTTTTTGGTGCCGTCCTCCATGTCGCAGCGCAGAATCGTCGAGTCCCATGGGTCAATGGAGATGT